CATCAAATACGAGCTCTGTATCGATTTCCATAATGTTGTACATTCCTGCTATTTTGGCTGATTGCTCTATCCAATCAAAGCCTGCTGCATCCCACAATTCAAGCTGCTCGCCTTCATCAGTTAAGATGTTGGACTTAATCCAATCAATAAACGATTTAGGAATGTCTGAGAGGTCTTTTCGATTGTTAGAATACATAAACCTATGGATATCCACTAACACACGCGTAGGAGGCGTGTCAGCTTCCTCAAGTCTACTGATATATGTTTCTACTTGATTTTGTAACAAGTTATAGAAATCATCAGCTGCTTTTGTGGTTAGGATAGCCACTTCAGGTACCCAATCACCTTGCATTTCCCTTACATACTCGTCTTCAGCATCATCAGCCCGTGTTTTTGGTTGACGCTTGACTTGCACGCGTCTTGACCGTGCAATAGCTGATGATGTTGAAATAGGCGCTTGTGGTTCAGCAACTGCATCATGACCAACTACCTCATTAGCAGCCTCATTATTATCAGCCCAACCTTGCTGCACCCTTGCTATCCAGATATTTGTTTCAATTTGTTCAGCTTGAGCATCTTGGAAACGGTCCGTAGTGCGTAGCTTATTAAAGGTTAAACGAGCTTTACTCTGTCTACCTTGTACTTGCAATGCAACATTGTAAGCACGCTCTATAACACGTTTAACGCCTCGCTGAATGCTTTCAATCCCTGCAACATATATTTGCCATTGAACAGTACCATGCGTTTCTGTAGTTCCTTCATTACGCCCCAAAAGGATAGGTAACTGTTTTAAGGCAGAAACGAGTTGCTGATTAATAATATTGATTAAGGCTTTGGCGTCCATTGACTTTCCAGCGGTACCCCCGACCATATCAACTTTTATAAAGTCAGGATGAAAGAAATTGTCATCAGCTTTCATTTGACTGAATTGCTTTTGGATAGATTGAACAAATGTATTTGCATATTCAGCAATGGCTTGTGTACCTTTCACCTTAATTTCTTGAGGAATGTTTTTTATAATAGCTTCCTCTGCTATAGATATATCCAGTCGTGCATGCCCTTGATTATGAGCAACTGCCTTTAAATCCTTCAGTACTTCGACCTGGAAGAAGACAATTTGCAAGAGTGGTAGTATAGGAGAACGTCCATAAGGGTCCCCAATATCAGGATCAAACGGCAGGTAAAACACTTGCTCTCGGTTTAGTACTTTATATGTACCATCCGATTGTTTCTGCACCAATTGGACTTCACCCGTTTCTTTATCCTTACGAAAATCCACAGTGCTAGGATCTACCGCATGAAAGTCCACAACATCATTCAAGCCCTCATTCAGTTCGACTTCTAGGCAAATGGCTCCCTGTGTGAACCCTGTAAGATTCAACACATTGATCAATTGATCAACACCACCACCATATAAGGCACCTACACGCTTTGCTAGACCGTTAATATAATCTAGCCCTTGCTTGTCATTGGAACCTGTAGGTTTTTGGCATTCAAGCTCATGACCATTATTAGATAGGCGAAGAAAGTTCCATATAGCCATTGAGGCATCTGGATTTAAGTCACGAATGATTTTAAGACTCTCCATAACATCCTTATTACGGAACTCATTGCGATTAATCATGATACCTTCATACCAAGAAAACTGCTTCTCCCACTTCTCATGCGTTTGTCTACCACTTTCTAAGCAGCTGTTGATTGAGTGGCTAAGATTACGAGTAAACTTCTTAAATTGCCTTTCAGCACGCCATGCTTTGAATCCATCGATTAGTCTCATTAATTCTCACCTCCATTCATTGAAAAACCTGTGATAAACGAATTCAGTACATACTTAGGAGCTGGCATGTATTTACGTAATTGAATGCCAATTGCAAATGCCATGACTAAATCATCATGACAGCCTCCTTGCGCTTCTTCCTTACCTTTATCATTAACAATGAAGGTAAAACATTCACCAAGTAAGCGAGGACTATTTATAGTCATTAAGTGTTCTCTCATAACAGCTCTCAACTCTGACATCATAATAGGGCGCGTCTTAGGATTTGTTGGCCATCCTGGCTCTTTCTTTTCCTCGCCTGTTTTTGAATCATAGTCAACGTGATAATAAAGATTTTCATAGCCAACTTGATTAATCAGTGTATTTAAAACACTATGGCCGTGGTTATTACGTTCGGGTCCTATCATTGCTGTATTGTAATGCCAGCCAAGAGCAGCTAATTTCTTTCCGAAAATGTCCGGGTCCCAATGCCCTTGTACCTCAGCAACTTGTTCTCCACTTGCCCACTCGAATACATGAGCTGTAGAAAAGTCTCTACCAGCTTTTCCTTCTGCAACATCACATGCAATAAAATAGCGCTCATTAGGATCTGGCTCTTTCCAAATCCACAGCTCGCCTCCATCTTGATCAACAATAGAATGATTCATGTTATCCACGTAATCAATGTAGTGAGTCGTATAAGGATTCTGCTTAGCAACCTCCATCATTTCTTTTAAATCTTTGAGATTGAACACTGGACGACCTGAGCTTAAGAAACAGCTTTGGTCATCTTCTGGATACTCTTGAAGGAAATGTTCCTCTTTAGACATCCCATCCTTTTCAGGCATTTCGGATATCTTCCAGCGACGCCATTTCACTTGCTCAAGAGTCAAACTGTAGAGCTCAATAATACGCTGCTCTGCTTTTGTAGGACTGAACTCTTTGCCGTCTAAAGGTAGCTGATAGTCTGGATGATCAAACCACCGATAGAACTTAGGCTCCCAATCAACCACACCCTGCTTAGCCTCTTGATAAGTACGATAAAAATAGTTCCCTACACCATTTGCTGTGGTTTCAAGAACAATACGTCCATCTCTAGGAACTGCTTGGAGCAACCCTGTCATTAACGTTTCAGGATCAGGCCAGAAGGCAACCTCTGAACAGTGAAGGTTATGAATGGTATCACCACGTCCAAAGTCTGTACTTCCAGCGGTACCTACTGTGATACGGCTGTTGAGAGCTTCAAAATAGAACTCTTTTCGATTGCCGTATTTCGGCTTTGTCTTGCCATTATTCAGCTGCATCTTCTTAGCTTCAGGTAGATTGTTGTACATGAACTGAACAGCATTAAATAACTTCTTCGTACTCTCTGAATCATGAGCAATAATAACAGTGGTTGTATTTGGATTGTTAATCGTATCGTCAAAGAACTCAGACAAAATCAATGTAGAGAATCCTAATTGACGTGGCTTTAGGATAATGTCACGGTTTGTCCGTTCCTCCCAGTAAATAGACTGGATAGGATTGAACTCCAAGTTCACAACATTTTTATCTTTTGTCCGAATGAAAATCCTTTTCTGAATGCGTGTTTTAGCATCCTCTGGTTTCTGGTCATTACGTTTAGCAAAGCCTGTTGCTTGCTCACATAAGCGGTCATGGAATTTCCCTAACACATTAAGCTCCACCCCTTAATTGCATATGCTGGTCTACAATCTTTTGCATACGAGGATTAGCAGCTAAATGTTGAATAGCAACCTCGTATCCTTCTTCTGACACGTCTCTAAATTTGTCCATAAAAATAGAGAGATACTCCTGAATTAAGCTGAATTCAAAAGCCTTCTCCCTTAAATCAACGAGAAACTTTGTATTTTCCCGTAATTCTTTATTTAGCGTGGTTATCTCGTACACCTTACGCTTTAACTCTTTATTAAAGCTAGCTTTCCAGTCATCTAAGTAATCATAGTCAATTCCCTCTCCTTCATGAACAGCAGCTAGAAGAGTTTCCTTTAATTCGTCCATCTGCTGATTAAAGTATTCAGGTAGATCATCAACTAATTCAAAACGAGCAAGCATCCTTTCAGTCGTCTTGTACTGAAGCTGGATAATATCAAACTCTTGATTCACTACTTTCATAACACGACGTTTGTCCTCTTTGATGACCTCTTTCTTTTGCCGTTGCTCCTGGTCTTTGGTTGACTCTATATAACGAGCTACAGCGGTATGAGATATATTCACTCCTGCATGTTTAGAACACTCTTCAGCAATCTGTCTAGTGGATTTAGGAGGGTCTGTTTTAAGACCGGTTGCCACAATCTCTTCACACCCATATTTCTCAATTTTTGATTGACGTGCCATGTAACATTACACCCCCATTCTGTTACATTTGTTGCGTTACATTTAAGCGTTACAAGCGAAACACTACAGCCGCCATTTAATGTAGTTATTGTTATGACAGGCTGTAATATTATTCAGCTTGTAACGGTAAATGTTATATATTCAAACTTTTATTGTTTATCCCAGTGATCCTTACAAGAATCACACCAATATTCATCAAACATTTTTTGACCCTCGTAAAAAAGATTCATAATGAAACCACAGTTGAAACATTTAGCAACTTCATGCTCATTACCACATATAGCACATACTCCGGGTTCGACTCCAAGACGATTATCTATAGCAACAGCTTGTTCATCACAGGCTGTACATGACCATTCCTGAACAACGGGAGGTGCTCCATCTTTGGTAGTCTCATACTCATACCAAGCTATTTCATTTCTAATAAGCTCCTTCCTTGCCTCTTCAGCTCTTTCCTCGAGAAGGTCAGAGTAATCAGTCCCTTCAATTGCTTGAAGGTAAAATTCATAGTCGTCTTCTTCTAAGATTTCATCTAATTTAATGTCTAACTCATGATCTAGAAATCTTCCTATGTAGTGAAGCAAAAAGACAATGTTTCCTTCACGCTCAGCTCCAAAAGAAAATTCATAGTGAACTGCAGAATCTCTTAGAACTTTTAGGACATCATAGGCTTCTCTTTCTTCCTGAGTTATTTGTTCCTTTAATTCATCTCTAATTTGTCTTAAAGCCTCTCCTACATGTACGGTAGATCTATAACCTACTCCAAACTTATCTGGCTTGTCATTTCTAAAAATTGCATTTTCATCTATTTGACGTAATTTTTCCAGTACAAGTAAATCAACGCAATTTATAAGATTTATAATTGATTGCTTAATATCCTGTAAATTGTCGGTGGTATAATACTCATCTAAATGTTTTATACCATGTTCTAAATAGTCTTGTGCGTTTTCAAAAAGATTAAATTTATTCATATATAACTCTCCTCCTTTTTTTAATTATATAGAAAGAGGAGTATATGGCTAGTAAACTTCAACTTTGGTTCACTTCTATAGGTTAACTATAAGATAAACTTAATCAAACAGAAAAAGCATCCTCTTGGATGCTTATCTAAGTAAAGATTCTTGTAAAAGATTTTCTAAACCTTCTTTATTCGCTCGTATCACAGTTCTAATCTTTTTATAATTTCCCTGTACTTTTTTTGTACTTCTATTGTACTTTGATACAAGTTCATATTGTTCAACTAATTTTCTAACAATTTCTGTATCAAGTAGCAAAAGAGCCTCAGATTTCATTTGTTTCCATATGAAATTCTCTAAAAAAGCTGATTCATCTATCAATAAGGCCGATTCCTCATCATTATCTGTTTTAAACAATTCATCCATTTTTTGAAGAAGAATGTAATTATTATCTGCTTCCTCAATTAAAAGAGATAAGAGCCTTCTAGTTTTTTGGATCTGTTCCTTTTCATTACCTTCATTTTGTTCATTAATAGTCATTGCAACACCGATTAATGTTAGTAGCCCTCCAATGATTGAACCTATATAACTTCCAAAGAACCCCAACCACGAGTTAGAATCAACAAAGTTAAAGCTTGTACCCCAACTAAAGTAAAATAAGTTTAATAATATAGGTATAGCAATAGAACCAGCAATGAACCCTACTATATATTTCGGCTTTAAAATTTTCCTTTTCATATCTTCACCCTCCGTCCTAATTATATCAACAATTAGTAGGAAATACCTTTTAATTGTCGAATATTGTAATTGGAATGAGGAGGTGAAACTAATGTCGAGCGCATGGATGCATAACAATAATGTAAATACCTTAATAGTGACTGTAGACGAAAAAGAATATCTTGTTTATTACAAAACTGTCAGCTCTGTAATTCCAAAGCTTGTTGAAGAAATTCAAACAGGCAAAAGAATTACATATAAAGATGTGAATGAAGAAATATCTTCTATCCCTAACGATATGAAATTCGAGGAGATAACAAAATATATGATTTCAAAATTACAAGAGATGTAATAAAATCACTTTCAAATCTAAAGCAAGCACTCTTACTTAGCAATATGATTCTTGCTTTAGTTTTTTCTTATTAACATTTTTCCTTAACACCATAATAGCACCCTTAAAACCAAATAACCTTTCGTCTTTCTCTCATAACCCTCTCATGTTTCTCTCATAAATAAAAAAGCGCCCTCGAAAGGATGCTTCTGTTAGTTTATTAGAAATTTAACATTTTATAGATATCTAATATTTTCTCTTTAAACCTAGACGACCAAGTATCATTTGTATCTAACTTACTATTTAATTCTACAACTTTGCCATCCTTAAAATTAATATTTAACTGGATGTCATAGCGATCAAGTATTGTCAGTTCACAACTAGAAATCTCTTTGTTCTTCCATGTTGTAATCTTTGGATAATCTCCAACCTCAATCATAGTCATTGTGAATTTTGTAATAAAGAATAAATTTAATTCTTTATGATTAAACATCCCTTGCGGATAAAAAATGTCATGCTCTTTAACAGGATCTAAATCTTGTATAGAAAAAATTAACTCTTCCAGCATATCTCCAGCAGGTTTGCCATTTATTTTTAATTCTAAAAGGCACTGTTGAAAAAGATCAAATTCCATTTGCCTTCCCATTGTTTCTCACCCCCTTGTCCCAATTATATCGGATGATAAGGAATATCTAACATATTTTCTCGAAATAAAATAAAGGGACCGCGGGGGCCCTTTGTTTATCTACAATACTCATTATATTTTCTTATAAATTGGGCTAACTCATTCTCTGTAAAAACCTCTTCATTAAATAGACTAACTATTTTTTCATCGTCAATAGGTGTATGAGAATAATCAATTATTTTAGCGCCCGTGTACTGATATGAGTTGGTCTCATCTTCATATCGAAAGAGATCCCATCCATTTTCAGTTACATAAATCTCTCGATTATCAGACCACACATCAAGACCAGCACGAATATCCCTATCACTTAATTCATATCTAGTTATCTGAAAGCCTACATTATTTTGATGATATGGTTTTGCTAATTCACTAAAATTCTTCTGTATATTCTCTTTTAAACTTTTTACCTGATTTAAAGTTATCATAGTTTTAATCCCCCTTTGCTTTTATTATATAAGAAAACAAAGGATTATATTACATATTTTTACGTTTTTAGACAAAATGAAAAGGACACTGACGAATCAGCATCCTTATACTTATTACTTCAATAGTAACCTCTGAAACTGAAAGGTATAGCGGGTCCTGAAATAGGCGTCTGTCCCCCAACCCCCAATTTTGGGGCCTTAGCAGGATGCCCTAATGGATAATTCCCCCACCAACTGTCAACTTCACCACTAGAATTCAGTACATATCCAGTAGGACGTCCAAAAGAGGGCATGAAATAGGGGTAGAAAGCATAGTTAAAAGGAGTATAGAAATTAGAATAAAACATTTAATCACCTACTTTCTTTCAACTTTTAAAAAAAAGCTTTCATTAAAGTATGATGACCTTCTTATTAGTGTGTATTGTATGTCTAAGTATCTTGTCAATTAATGATTTCCCAAAATAAAATAGCACCTCACAGAAGAGGTGCTATCCACGTAAAACTTGAAGATGAAAGTAATTGGTAGCCTGCAGAAGCGACCATTCACAGTCTTTGCTTTTCTTAGTATTTTTATACCTTACTGAACATAAAAACACCCACGAAGGAGGGCTCTTTTTACACACTTAACATGTTAAAGTTAGCAATGTCCCTCATCATATTCTGAGCTATTCACTCCATCTTCTAGAGCATATAATTGACATCTTTCTTTAGCCAACTGAGGATATGAAGAATAGTTATGATCTTTTATGAAATGTTTCTCCCCAGTGCTACTATCGATAAAGTAAGTTCTACAGCAGTAATCTCTTTTTCCTTTTCCAACCGATTGTGCACGAG